GAGGTTATTATATACGTATAATTATAATCTCGAAGACTCTCTTTGTACTCCCTATGAACCCACGTAAAGGAGGATAAACCGTGGAGGGAGGGCACTACCTAAATAGTACCTTTTTTAAGACTTGCTAGATAACGCTTATCAATCATGTTAGTATATTTAGCATCTCTACCATATAAACGATTTCCCTGAGCTTTCGCCCATTCATTCTTATCAGTAAAGGCTTTCATACCACCATCACTCTGTCCTGAGCCTTCTAAGCGTGTAGGTTGAGCAGTGGGTGTACCACGTTTAAGTGACATATATTCTACTAACTGTTTAACTTTCTGTTTGTTACCAGATTGTAGAGCAGTATTATATTCTGTGATAGTATCATTATCCATACCTGAATAGTAGAGGTGAAGTTATCTCCTAGAGCTTTCTGACCTTCTATGTAAGCATCTACATCAGCTTTAGGAAACCCTCTATCAGCTAATTCTTTATAAGAGTCTTCTGATACTACTCCTGTCTCTGAGTATTCGTTAACATATTTGGAGAAACCTGTATTATCTGGTTTAGCTTCATCAGGTTTAGAAGGAGTTTCAACTTCTGGTTTAACCTCTTCCTTACTACCTAGTTTCTTCTCTAGTTCTTGATACATTTTTGTTACATCATCTAATGACTTACCTTTAAATTTTTCAGGTACGTTGTCATCAGCTTCGATAGGAGTTCCATCAGCTCGAAAACCCTTTGGAACATTAGATAGATCATCACCCCCTTTCGGTTGGGATTCATTAAACTTGTCCAAAGCCTCTTGATTGGCTTGTTCTTGTTCTACAGCTACTTGGTCTACTACAGGTGTCTCAGCACCGTTGTTAACTACCTCAGCCATTACTTAGCCTTGTTAGCTTCTTCATCAGCTTTCTTCTTAGCTATAGTAGCTTGTCTTTTAGCTTCTGTTTCTGCTTTCTTCTTAGCTTCAAGATCTACTGACTCTCTTTCTTTAGCCTTAGCTTCAAGCTCTGCTAACTCTTTAGCTTCTGCTTCTGCTTTTCTAGCTAATACTAACCTACGTTGAATTTCTGCTGGGTTAGGTGTCATCCATACTGTATTCTTTTTATCTTTTGCTTTAGTCTTATCTCTTAGGAAATAATCTGCATCTGTGAGGGTATTCTTATCTTTAGCTCCCCCAGTTTTTCTCTCGCTCTTTAATTCAAATAAACTTTTTGCCATGTTTCTCTTCCTTTGTTTTTTTTGTTATTATTGTTGTGGTTGTCCGGAGGCTTTAACACCTTCGTCAATCAATCCACTAGCACCTTGTTGCATTAGTGCGTTCTCTTGTGCTTGTTGCTGTTCTTTAGCTATCGTAGCATCATCTTTAATTAACCCTACTGTATCTAGTTCAAGAGCATTAGCCATCTTTTCAATATATGTTCCTATATTCATTCTAGGTAATACTTGATCAGGTGCTCCTAACTCTTGTAGTAAGCCATTGAACTGTCGTAACTTATCCAACTCAGCATTTCTACCTAGTGCTTCAATACCTGTTACGATAACTGGTTCTACGTCCATCTTGGATAACTGTGAACTAACTTCATTGAGCAAGATGTTAGCTAATGGTCTTTGAAACTCTAAGGCAAGTACAGAATATACTCCACCTAATGCTCTCTCTAAGTCACTAGCCATGTATCTGATCTCTGTAGCTGTAGTTCTCTCACTCTCTCTTGCAACACTAGAGGCTACTAAGAAAGCTTGTTCAAGTCTACGAGTAATGATCTCTGACATATTTGAAGCCATTGTTAGATCATTACCTTTATCAACTCTGAGTACAGATATATCCTGTTCTAAGTCACCGTAGATAAACTGACCATTCTCAGCATCATTAAGTTCATCTATATCAAGTTGAGCACCGGGTTTCTTACCAAAGATAACTCTTGCCATTACAGCACTAGCTTCTATTAACATTTGAGATAGACCTTCTAAGGTAATGAAGTCACCTAGATACTGCTCAACTAATCCTCTGCCATAGTTCTCACCATTGATAGCTGACCATCTAAGAGGTATATAAATAAACTTCTCATCGTCCTTATAGGTAGCCATAGAGTCTGCTACGGGTACTGAATTAACGTGTTGGTACTCATACCAGCTACCTTCCTTTAGGACTGCCCTAGTATATATTTCTATGTCCTCATCTTTAACATCTGCACCTAGTTGTTTTCTGATATCTTCTGGTAAAGTTTCATAAACTACAATTTCCTTAGTTACAAACTCTGTAGGCTTACCTTCAAAGTCTCTAAGAACAACATAGTTATTAAGTTTGTAAACCTTTAATGATTTCTCTGTCTTAATACATAAACTGTTTCCAGTAACTATTAGATCCTTAACTGCTGTAAAGGTAGGAACTCTAAGAGCTTCTCTCTCTATCTGCTTCAGGATAACCTGTTCAATACTAATTAGTGTAGCTTCTGCTTCATCAGCTTGTTTATTACCTTCTTCACCTTCTGCTTTCATTCCCTCTTTAATATCATCGTCTAAGAGTAGTCTAAAGAAAGAAGTGTTGGGAGGTAGTAGGGATAGTAGTAATTTACTAGCTAGGTTGTTAACCAGTCTTGAACCTGTTGCTTGATACGGTGTTTCTAAAGCTGTATTCTCATCATGTCCATCATCAGGTAAGATACTGGGTATAGTAAGTTTAGCACATTGTCTAGCTCTACTTAAGGATACATCCCTCTCTCCATCTAATTGATCAAATCTAGCCTTAGCAGATTCTTCTAATAGTTCGACTTCATTAACTGTCTCTGCCATGCGTGACTCCTATCTTTAAATGTTTAGAGGCTTATCGCCACCTATTGTACCTAGTGGTATCTGTAGTGATTTAGCACCTAGTGTTTGAGCTTTTCTTTCTTCAACTGTAGTATCAACTGTTTCAAGTGTAGCTTGTTCCTCTGGTGGTGGTGCAACGGGTGGTGGTGTTGGTATAGGTGCTGGTGCTGATTTACTACCTCCAGCATATGTTGTTGGGATCTCTCCGGCTACTGCTCTAATTATTTGAAATACTTTCATTCTTTAATCCTTCGTTTGTATTTGTAATATATACTCTGTGCTTCTACTGCTGTTAAATAAGAGGTTGTAGATAATACTGTACCTCCTAACTTCTTCATATTATGTGTACTACTAGATGTATTATAGGTAGTATTAACAATACCTACTTCTAACTTAGTACAAATCTTTGCTAAGGTGTATACAAAGTATGCTATTGATATACCATTCCTAAAAGAAGGCTTGATATACTGATATTCGCACACTACATGAGTATCAACCATGCCTTGTTCGTCGTTCAAGAACACAACCATAAACCCAATAGGTGCTGGTTGTTCCTTAGTAAAGAGTAGATATACTGATTTTATATCTATAGAGTGTCTGACAAATCTTGTGATAGCTGTCATATCTCCTTTAACGTTCTCACCATGTGTTTCTCTAAAGTAATCAGCTACCATATATTCCAAAGATAAAAGATACTTTTCCTCGTACTCTATTACTCTCATGACTTCTTAGCTTTCTGTTTAGCTTCATGTTCTTTACGTTCAACGATATGTTCTATGAACTTCATAACTTGTTGATTGCCAACCTTCATACCAAGTCCTCTCATGTCTGCAACCTTGTCAGGTACTTTGTCAGGGAACTTGTCATAAAGGTCTTTTAATAATTCACCAGTGTCTATAACCATATTCTCTCCTTTATGCTTACATTATATATAGCTTAATTAAAACTATCTTCTCTAATATTGTCAGCTAACTAGGCGTGAAACCTAGTAAACCTCGTTGTAGCGTGTTGTTTAGGGTGTTACCCTTGTTGCCTTTCTAGGAGGCATCCAGTTGATTATTTTTTCACCATCGTACTGCCACATAGATGCTAAACGCATCGTCCATATAGCATCCTCCCTAGTCATCTTAACTACTTTCTTACCTTTTTCAGATCGATAACATACCAAAGTCTTTAACCATAGTTCTCTCTCATCTTTGTAGATAGGTAACTCCAATAGTTTCTCAATGGTATTGACAGCTATCTTATGTTTCTTCAATAGGTCTACAAAGGTTTTAGAAGTCTCTGGTATAGATAGTGCCTTAACTGCTCCGGTAGCACCTACTCCAGTCTTTCCTTTATAGCCATCAGTAGGATCACCAGCGATTACTTGAAAGTATGCAAACCATGTAGCTAACTTTTGACTAACGGTTATGAAGGTGTCTTGACCATAATTGTAATGTTCTCCTACAGTTTGATACAATACATCTTTATCGATAGCACATAGTACATAAGCTTCCGGATCTCTAGTCTTTTTAAACACAACTACATCGTCAGCTTCCCAACCTACTGCTGTAAAGGTGTTGAACCTTTCGACTACCAGAGAGTAAATTGTATTAAAATCTGTAGGCTTTCGTAGCCCGACTCTATTTTGCTTATATCCAAGTGGGTTAGAATCACGAAAGTTTCCCTTTCCAGTAAGATGAAGTTCATAATTATCACATCCTGTTGTCAACATTATTGACTTAATTGTAGAATCAATAGAATTAATCTGTTGTTCTAGGTTGGAATAGTAAGATGTTTCTTCATCCTCCTCCCATTGTATGTTGTCCTCCAGTGCGAAACCTACCTTATATAGTAGGCTGTCTGCATCGATTAAAGCGATCATTTCTTCTCCTCTATATTGACTGAGGCTATAAGCTCAACTCCTCTACCATTACTCATAAATCTAAAATCATATTCTATATTCTCAGTTAACATCTGTTGAATAAGCTCTCTAGCTACTTGCTTATGTTCTGTGAACCTATAAGTGTAGCCACTATCTCTTAGTTGAGCCTCAGTTATTCTACTAGGTATCTGTAGTCTGATTAACTCTTCAACCATAATTGGTATACTTACTCTAACTTCCATAACTACCTCCTTTGGTATTATTCTTCTCCTTTAGTTTATATTACTTCTTAGCTTCCTTCAAGTCTGCAACCACTTCTTCAATGATCTTCTCAGCCTCTACTTCCTCTTCTGAAACCTTATTCATATCTTCGATAACCTTATCTAAATGATCATAGAACCCTTCCTCACCATTGTCTAAGAAGTAGCTAATAGCTTGATCAGTAATTGAGTAACCTAGTTCCTTATGGAAGTATGCAATACCTAGTTCATGTAGGATCTCAGCTAGTACGCTGTTCATAAAGGCTAAGGTAGCTTTCATACCTTCATCAGCTTGTAGAGTGATACCTACCTTAGTTAGGTAGAGGTAGCTATAGGTTGCATACTCTAGGAGAAGTGTTTTAGCTATAAGCTCCTGAGCCTCTTTATCTGTTTTCTCTACATATACATCTAACAAGGCTGAGAACACCTCTATAACTTCTTCTGCTGTTGCTGTTGTGTGTGCTTCGTTTCTTCTAATTTTTAATATTGACATTGTTTTCCTTTTGTTTAATAAAATCTTTTGTGAAACCATCTTCTCCACACATAACCTCTTAATATAGAGACTATAGTAAAGACTACTGCCAACGATACGTTAGTAGTAAAGGTCAACTCTATTTCGTAAGCTCTAAAGACTACTGGCTGTATTACAAATATACTAAGGACTAATCCAGTAAAAGTATTTGCTATAGCTTCTATTAGTGCTAGTTGTTTATCTCTCATCTAGTGTGTTAAAGCCGTAAGTCTCTCAGCTTCATTTCTATCATGATGTCCTACTACTTCTCTAGCAAGAGTTACATAATCTTTCCTACCTAATACTCTACCTAATTCCCTAATACTATAGATAACCATCTTCCTGAGATCGTACTCTTCTGTAATACCCTCTTTAAGACCTAGCCTATAACAAGCTTTAAATATGTCTTTTATATTTCCATTCATATTTCTGTGCTCAATTAGATCAAGTAGTTGAGTAGCTTCATTAGGTAGATCGTAGTAGTTCTGTCCTCCACCTCCATCACTTACTTGCTTCTCTTCTGTAATAGGCTCTACAATTAGTGTCCTAGTTTCCTTAGCCCATTCATCAACATCAAAACCTTCTGTAGCTTTATTATACCACTTCAACACTACCTTATCTGGTGCATACCAGCCTTCACTTTTAAAGAACAGTGTTCTCATCTCTTTATTAACTATAGCCTCTCCGGGAATAGTTAGATAATCTTCTTCAAAGTTAGGTCTGATAAAAGGTTCTTTACTTGGTTCATCAAAGTTAAAATAACCTTGTCCTTCATGGTCTACTTCTTCTACTTCTTCTACTTCTTCGCTCCATTGTTTCATACCTTCTCCTTTATAAATGTACCATCTGCTCTTAGACAACCTTTTCTATCTTTGATCTCATTATAAGCTGTCTCTACACAGATATCAAAGTCTAACTCAGTTACTAAACATAAGCCTCTAAGGGTAACATATACATCACCTATAGCATCCACTAGTTCTTCTCTATTACTAGAACTGATTGCATCAAATACTTCTGTAACTTCTTCCAGCATCTTAGTTGCTTGTGATAAAGGAGTAGCGTGTTGTGCTATGCCTCTGTCGTGAAACCACTTGTCTATTTGTTTATTGATCATTTCTTCTCCTTTAGTTTCTCATTCTCTTTCTCTAACTTATTGATATAAGCTATAACTGCTTTTGTATTCATCTTAAACTTGATGATGAACTGTTTGTTAAATGTTTCTGCTGTCACTTTCTTTCCTTATATAGGTGCTTTATTTCTTTCTTCTTCAACGCTCTACTATAAATTCTTGCACCAGTTATTACTCTTTCTTTAACCCATACTGAGAAAGTCCTTCCGGGAAACTCTACTCCTCGATACAGTACATAATTATTCCGAATATATTCTACAGTCTCTTTATAACTCTTTACTCTGCCTACCTTTACTCCATCTAAGTACAAGAAGGTTTTCTTTTTCTTCTTTATAACCGAAAGCATTGTAAACCTAGTATTGTCTATCTTTATCTCTTTAATGTGTATCATACCAACTATCTCCTATGTCTGCTGTACCTCTTAAAGGTATTCTAAATCCTAACTGGGGTGTAATTGTAAGGAAAGCTTCCTCTAATATTCCAGCAACCTCTTTGCTTATATCTTCATCAACCTCTGCCTGTGCCTCATCGTGGATATTGCCCACAAATTCATATTGAACCTTAGCTCCTGATAGTTGAGCTGTCCAACTGTTCTCATACTTTTCACTCAATCTTGCATCAGCCTCTACTAACCAATACTTCATCACCATAGCTCCAGCACCTTGTAGTAAAACATTTAGAGCACTGTGTGAACTTCTGATATAATAAGGGTTTCCATCTATAGCATTGATTGATCCACGTTTCTTAACTGCTTCTTGTACACCTTCGGATAACTGTTTGATGGCTGGGATCTTAGTAAGGAACTTAGTCTTTAGCCTCTTTCCTTCCTTCTTTCCTCCACCACTAATCTTACCTATCTTCTCGTCACCAGCTCCATATAGGAACGCATATATGAAAGTCTTACCATCATCTCTAGTAGAAAGTCCGGCTGATTTAGTATTTACAGTGTGAACATCTGTACCGTCCTCTTTCTTACCTTCGTCAACTATTCTTCCATATTCTCCTCCATCGTATCTAGCCATAAAGTGACTAAGTGTTCTAAGTTCTAGTGCATCTGCATCACAACCTATAAGCTTCTTTCCTTCACCTACTATAAATAGGTCTCTACATCTACCACCTAACTTCTCTTTAAACTCTGCTAACTCTGGTGACAACTTAGTGTCCTTCTTAACTGAGGGAACTTGTGCTAGGTTAGGACTCCTATGAGTACATCTTCTAGTAACTGCTCCTAAAGTATCTACGCTACCATGTATACGACCATCTGATTTAATGTGGTTCATCCATGACTTATCCCCGGTAGCTAATTGACCTAATAGTTTGGTAAGTATGAGATACTTTAGTAAATAGTATGACCACTTATAATCTCCAAACATTCTTTCAAGATGTTCAGCACCAGTCTTAGGGCTTCCTAATGGATTGTTGTCTGTAGGTTCATTTCTGATCCACTTCTGTTTTCCAAAGTAATGTTCAATCCATTTGACAACGTGTTGCGAACTTCCGGGATTGAATGTAACATCTTCAAACTTTCCCCACTCAAAATCATCGTTATAGTGGTATCCTTCTGCTTCTTGTCTAAGTAGTACAACTGACTTCTCACCGTTCTTCTTAATTGCTACCTTTGGATAACCTTTAGGAAACCATGTATTGATAGGCTTGAATACCTTGAATAACTCTTCCTCAGCTTCTTCAATATCTTCTAACAACTCTATGTGCATAGCCTCAGCTTTAGGTATGTCAAACTTCCAACCATAATGTTCTTGCCGGGCTATGATCTTTGCGAACTCTTGTTCAATCCTGATCGCCTCCGGTGGTGGTAAACCTTGTCTTAAGAATCTATGATAGAGAGCATGAGTAACTTCTGTATCAGTTCTACAATACTCAACCATCTCAACTGTCAGTTTATCCCAAGCATTATCCTGAGAACCATAATCTCCTTTATACTTTCCTAATCTATATCCCCAAGCCATAAGACCATGTTTGCCTTTATACTTAGGAGGTATTGACTTTCTGTTTGTGTCTAACATTATTAGGTTAGGGTATTTCAACTGTGATATAAGGAGTGTATCAACTACTTCACAAGTTTTATAAAGATCTACTCCGGTTAGCTTGTAGATAGTTGGAATATCAAAATTAATGCCATTATGCATGATCAATCTACCACCTTTTTGTAACTCTTCTAAACAATCGTCTATAGAACCACAACTTCCTTTAATAGGTCTGGAAGTATAGACAACTGTAGGAGCATCTTCTATCTTAATAGAGATACAATGTATAGTTGTAGCATCATAGTAGAGATCGTTTGTTTCTATATCAAGAACTATGTTTCTCATAATGATCCTTTAAGTATTGTAGTGCTTTATCTATATTTATATATTTCATATCTACTCTTAGCTATCCATAGTCTTAACTCAAAATACTCTATATTAGCTTTGAGATTCTCTTCTTGTGTCATATTTTCATGTTTACTCATTCTCTCATCTAACTTACTAATAAATGCTTCTGCTAAACGTATATCTCTATAACAAGCTTTGTGAACTAAATTCATTAATAATCCTCCTCATCATCCATCATAGATACTTCAACCTCTTCTGTCTCCAATAAGTTACCCGTGACATCATCATAGACAAAACCTATTGTCTGACCAGTTGCTTTACCACTAAACCTATCTTTGATACCTCTTACCAAACCTTTGTTTCTTTCTTCCGGGATCTCATGTAAAGTATTTCTCTCTACTCCTAACATAAATTGACACCATCTCATGATCGCTCTTGAACCAGTGAATTGACCTTGTTCTACTCTTCCACCAGCTTCGTGACTAGCTCCCTTCTTAGGAGGGTTAAGGTGACTAACTAATAGAATCCATATATCAAGCTCTTTAGCTAGACTTGCAACCTCTTCCATCAAAGCATCTAAGTTTCTTCTCTCATCTTCTGCATGAGCGTTAAGAGCTGTTAGATTATCAATATAGAATAATCGGACTCCATAAATGTGTCTAGCTGATCTGATCTTTTCCTTAATGGTTTCCCAATCTATTTTTCCAAAGTTGTCGTAGATAAATAGTTTGTCATTAACTGAGTGGATAGTTTTCTTCAACTCTTCTACATCATATTTCTCATCTGGTAGGTGGTAATGTTTGCCATCTATCTTTCCAACTAGTCTTAAAAGGGTTTCAACCTTCGACTGTTCCAACATGAAGGTAGCTATCTTATGACCTTCTTTAATATCAAATGCCATCTGTTGCTGTATGAAATCTGTTTTACCAACACTTACTCCAGCACCTACAGCCACTACTTCACCATATCTTCTACCATAGGAAACCTTAGTCAACTTCTCTAAGAACCAAGGCAAACCCCACTCAATAGGTTTAATAGCTTCTTCTAACAACTCCTCCGGGGTTACGAAACCATCCGGCTTATACTTCTCAGCACCATAGAAAGCTTTGACAACTGCTGGTTTACCAGAGTTTACTAGCACTTCATTAGCATCCTTGTACTCACTATGTGTAATGATCTTCACTTTGTCCAGAGGAAGTATAGCACAAACTTCTTCAACTGCTAACCTACCCGGTTCATCATTATCAAACCATAGGTAAATCTCTTTAAAGCTACTAATCCATTCTAAGTGTTTAGCTATCTCTTTCTTAGCTGATTGAGCACCATCCTTAATAGAGACTACCGGGTACTTGCCATCAAAGGCTGTAGCCACACTCATAGCATCTATTTCACCTTCTGTAATGGTTAGCTTCAACCCTCCACTAGACCATAACTGTTGTCCAAACATCATAGCCTCTTTTGAGTTACCTATGAACTTAAAGTCTTTCTCTCTGGTTCGTAACTTTTGTCCTACCAGTTCTTTATCTTTGTTATAGTATTGAGCTACTTGTACTCTCGCACCACTCTTAGTAGTTCCAGATCCGTATCTGAATTGTTTTGTGATCGCTAAAGGAATCTTTCTATTTTTTAGTTCCTTGCTTTCTATTTCTAATAAATTGTTATCCTTCACCGTTTTCCTTTTAGGTTGTTCACCAGTTCTTTCTTTAAGGAACTCATGGTTGCCACAACTAAAGCAGTAACTAGTATCGCTAGAGTAGATAGCATTAGCATCACTAGAGCCACAACTGTCGCAACTTGTTTTATAAAGTAGTTCACCTTCGTTTTCATTCTGTTCCACGTTGTGTTCCTCTCTTTATGAAGTACTCTTTACCATTAAGATGTTTATAGTGATGTTTAGCTATATATCTACCATCTTTAGTATGTGTTATTATTAAGTTCCACGCTCCACACGAGCTATCATACCCGTAGTATTCTTGGTTTTCTTTTAGTACCTTACTACTTCCCCAATAATAATCCACCCCTCTATATATAGGATACTTATACTCTTCATCTTGGTACAGTTCAAATGGGAACATCTCTTCTCTAGTCATCCTACCTCCTTTATCTCTACCTCTACTCTAGGGTTGTCTCGATCCTGAGAAACCACTTCCCAACTACTACCTAAGTAATGCTGTACATTATCCTCAGCTATCACACCATGTTCTTGTAAAGCATCCATAAGGAACTTATCAACTACTGCTATAATATTTGGTGCATCGCTTCGCTTGTTTTTATAGAATAATCTATAATGCGTGGTTAATGGTGAAGCTACTTTAGCTCCGTTAGGTAAGTCTTTACCTACACGCTCATGATAATACTGTTTAATTGTGTTTCTAGTTCTATAATGAGTGGTGCTGTACCAGTTCATTCCGATCATAAACTTCTTTCTCTTACCTCCGTAAATGGGTAAGGAGAGTTTTAAACTCCCTCCCATACTATCTAAACACCGATAATGTAAATATAACTAAGATGAGCATCGCCCAACCCTTATCAAAAGTAATCTCTTCACTTTCCCAATCTAAATACTTATTCCAATATTTCTTAATAATCATCATCTTCTCCTTCTGTTTTATTATCTTGTCCTTCACCCTCTTCATCAAAGTTAGGTGCATCCTCATCGAAATCATCATCGTCAAACGGGTTTCCACCGCCACTACCATCATACTCTATAAGGTCTTTAAGTAATACATAACTAAGATAAGCTGTAACTCCTACCTTTCCTTGCATCACGTAAGGCACTAAATTTAACTGGCATTTAACAGTAGATCCATTTCCTACCAGTTTATCAAAGTTTGGTAACTTAGTCCTGTCATGGTCTACTACATTAGGTTGTTCTTTATTCTTACAAGAGAGTTCAACCTTATCAGTTAACTCTTTTCCATCCTTATCACAATGTATTTTAACCTTGTCTGCTCTAACTGCTTTCTTCTTAGCTTGAGCGTTGTACTCCTCTAGGTAGGCATCAATCAGATCATCAATACCTTGTTGAAAACCTTTCTTCTCTTTGTTGTTAGTTCTCCACTCTTTGAAGGTAACTTCTTGCTTCATCTGAGACTTATCAAATATCAGTGTTCCTCCATAGTTTCCTGTTACTTCATTTACTTCTGCTAGACTCATGAATAGAGTTTTAGCATCAGGCGTAACCACTTCTTGTGGTAACTTCTCGAATTTATATTTTGCTATTGCCATTTATTTTCCTTTGTTTATTTATTATGTGAAATAGTTTTATCCCACAACCAATTAGCTGTATATGCTAACACCACTGATACACCTCCGGCTAAAAGGAAGTTTACCATTCTTCTAATAGTCTTTCTAACGATATAAACTCTACATCAAAATCTTGATACCCATACCTATTGGTAAAACCTTTAAGATGTGTAAACCCTCTGATCTCTGTATTGTTAGCTCCTCTGTAATTTTCATCATGTAGGTAGAAACTTCCGGCACATACACCAAAATGAGGCATACCTTGTAGATTCTGTCTCCTACCAAACTGATACTGCTGTTGATGTCCATGCACAAATGAGTGTGGAAACTTATTCAACTTGTTCTCAATAGATCCTCCAACTGGTCTACCACTCATAGGATTTTCCATATAGTGACTGAAACAAATACCTTCAACCCATAATGGATCATTCATATCATGTACTTCCCACTTTTCTTCTTTGATCCAAGCGTGTAGATCGAAACATCCTTCCAACACTGGGTGACTGTCTATAAATCTCTTCAATCTCTGTTCATGGTTTCCCATTAGGAAATGTTTCTTAGGCTTGTATTGTACCCTCTTACCGGACTTGTTCTTATCATTAGTATGTTGCATGATCAGTTTAAAGGCTTTGAAACCTCCTTCTAAATCATGATACAATCTTCTGCCTTCACTTTCCATACTTGAAGCATAAGAACTCAAACTAGGAAAATCCCAGTGATCGCCAATATGTATGATAGTTTCTGGCTTATGCTTCCAGATGTATCTACTCAATGCTTCTAAGTGCTGTGTTGGCGACTCGTTATCTATCTGTGTATCTGCTATAACAAGTATATCTTTACTCATGTTGCTCCTTTGGCTTGAACTTGTTACATCCGAAAGTATCTAAGTCTGCACTGGGTGTAAAATGTAATAAACTATCTTGTACACTACACCCACAATAATCATACTTGCAACTCTTACATACTCTACTCTCGAAATCATCGTAGACAATATCTATATCTCTATGTAGTTCTGTTCTACCATAATGCCAAGGAGGGTTTACAATTTCTTTAGTTTCTTTTCTACTTATCCACTCCGGTATATTTCTATGTGCATCTTCTCTAGTCATTCCTCCTCCTTATAAAATATTTTATCTATATCTTCAACTATCTCTTCTACTGTTCTCAACTGTTATCCTTTATCTTTAGTAATAATAGTTAGTAGTAAAAGGTTATTAAACCCTCTACCACCATTTCTCAACTCTTTTCTCTAACTCCCCTTACCCCTCATACTCAACTTCTTACTCTTCTCCCTAGTATTGTCACACTTGAAGGTTCGTTTAAGTTTCAAGTACATTTTGCTTCTTTACATAACCACATTCTGAGTGTCTAAGCTTACTGAGAGCTACTGGGTAAGCACTACCTTCCCACCATTTCTCAGCCTTCTCTTTATCCTCATCTGTAAACAAGTAAGGACACTCTTTGTTATCACAACTTGTCTCTGAACAAAATGTTCTATCTCTGTAACATATCATCTACTTTCCTCTCTCTTTTCCACATCTGGAGTACCTTTTCAAGAATAAAAGTATCTCTATCCATTACTCTCTTCATCTTTTCAAACTCTTCAAAAGTCTCTGGTGGTGAAATATTACCACAAACAGGTTTAATCGTTGGTGTATCCTTCCAACTCCATACGTTTAAGCTCATAGTTTCAGTAGTAGCAGATAATTGATCTTCATCTACTTGTAAATAGGTTAAACCATATAAGCCTTTTAATCTACTCTTTTCACTTTCTATACTGTTAGCATAATCTAAAATTTTTTTCATCTATCTCTCCTTTAACTAAATATATAAGCACTGTCGTACACCTCTTTTAAATCTAATGTATTGATCATTATATCTTCAACCTTATCTTCCCACTCTGGTAGCACTTGTCTAACAAACGAAAGTAAAGGATCTGATTCAAACAACTCTACATAAGCTTTTCTAACACCTTCATTCAACTGCTGTATCTGGTTGATAGGTACTCCATAATCATCATGAACCATGTGAAAACTCCTACAATCAGGCATATTCTCAATGGTTAAACACATCTCAGTCTGATCCAAGCTATGTATGTAATTAGGTGCAATACCATTAACCATTTTAGCTGAATGGATATCATCAGTGTAGGTAGCTATTGATAACCGTCCTAACTCTGTAGAGATCCTTATTGACTCCATCTTGTTAACTTTATGTAGCACCGGGAAACCAATTATAGGGGTGGTATAGAATATATAACCACCTTTATGTACAATCTCCTTAGTAATGTCCTTTAAGAACTCTTGACCTACCCTAGCACCCTCTACAGTCGCTACAATAGCTCTGTTGTTAAGTTCTGTAAGTAGTTTAGCCAATACCCATAGATCACCCCTCCAAGGTACGTTACCAGTAGCCTCAATCTCTTTCAAGATCTCTAAGTTTTGCTGGTACATTCCATAAGTTGTTACATTATAAGGCTGTGTCATTACATTACGTTTGGTTAGTTTCCTAGTTACTTTACCTTTCATGCTATCTGCTTCTGCTATAGTTGATGATGTTTTAATACTTCCATCTGATTGCTTAAACTTGATCTTTTTATTATAGTCTCCTGTAGCAAGATATTTATTTACTACATAGGCTACATCAGTATATATATCTCCTCTAACTATTTTACCCTTCTCGTATCTATTAATAACATTAACTGATTCAGCACCTTTTCTATCTTTTAGTAAACCACTATATATCTGTATACCAGAACAAACAGCATCAAGTCCTATAGAGATATGTGATCTAAACCCTACCGGATCTCTTAAATAATCACTATACTCAAAACACCAAGCTAAGAACCTAAAAGGATCATCAGTATCTTTCCAATACTCTTGATACCTTATTGGATCATTTGCTATTAGTTTGATCTTTACTTCCATATCTTCTATTACTTTAACTCTGTCCGGGTACTCCTCCTTATCTGCTCCGTAACAGTTTGCTCCAAATATCTTGAACCAGTGTAGTTGATATTCATTCTCAATAGGTACACCTTCACCAAACTCTAGGAGAGCTTTGATCTCACTTTTAGACTGAGGGTTAAGATGTTGCTGTATAGGGTATATTCTACCTCTACTATCTGCTTGATAACTAAAGTATATTTCTGGTTCATTAACATACCTCTTAGCATCTATCATAGCTAGATTAACACTTATTGCTTTACTCCTATTAACAAGTATTACTTCTTTCTGAATTTCAGTTGCTTTGTACCACTCCTTATACATCTGTTTGTCTTTAGGGAGTCCGAAATACTTCCCTTCTGTATGTATGTCTCCATATCTTGTGATGTCAACATAGTCCTCAGCATATTGGCTACGATTATAGGGCAAACCCCCGACAAGGAATGGATTAGATTTGGTGCTTGCATAGTCGATGATGTTTTCATCTAATATCTCCTTTAATATATTATAAACTCTTTTGTTAACCCTCCACTTAGTGTTGCCTAAACGGTTAAGGATATTTAAGTACCTATCCATTGGTTTAACGTCTGTATACTTTAGTAACATCTTTCTGTTACGTTCTCTCATCTTTATAGCATTTCCCTTATAAAGTTTCTCACTATAGTAACCTAATGAACCACTTAGTTTACTCCATGGAACAGGAGGTAGAATCATAATAGGGTACTTCTTATTAGATAATGCTATACTTTCCCTACTCTTTAGTATAAGTTTGAAAGCTTCATCTGTATATTTGATAACGGTCTCTCTTCTTCCTTTGCTAAAGACTGTCTCCTTTTTAATAATGTTACAACCACTTTTAATAATAAGTCCTATTAACTGTGTACCTAACCTAGCTGTCTTATCCGATAGTAAATCCTCATTCAAAGTAGCCTTCATCATTCCTAACTTAGTTTTCCTACTGTGGATATAACCCTTACCACGCTTCTTGTACTCTCGTTCAATGTAGCTGTATAGTTTAGGGTGTTGGTCTTTTAACTTCATCATTATGTAATTTTTGTGTAACGCTTGACTAATGCTTGTAGCTAAAGACATAGGTTTTACAGATCCATTCTTACTTATTTGTGAAATAGTTACATTCAGTAAGAGTAAGGCTAGATCGTGTGGTCTATCGTAATAATCTATCAAGTGTTCTCTAGCTACTCTATGTCTGCCTCTGAGAGGTGCTTTAAAGTATTCTATCAGCTTGTTAGCTATTACGTCAATGGTTGTCTTAATTAATATTGTACCTTCCGGTAACTCGTTTCCAGCACCCATTGAGATTCGATTAGATAGCTCATTTAAGAACTTCTGATATGAATACTCATGTGCATCTTGTTCTATTTTTAATTGCTTCTCTAATTTTGTCATTGGTTAGTCTGCTATCTTGATTATAAAAACTAATATAACTATAAATACTATCCATTCTAAAATACTAGGTTCTTTTACCATCTTCTTCTCCTTACAATTCTAAGCCTTCAATAGCTTTATCCATACTCTTTATCACCTCTACTATACTTTCAAGGCTCAGAGCCACGCTAGAACCCTTTATAACCTATGTATGATAATATTCTACCACTTACCACTACTAAAGCGAACCAGTGTAACCATACCTAGAGAACCTACTACTCCACCTATTAGATCAGCCTTAAGATCCTCGTTATCCCAACCTCCGTAAGAGTGTTGATCATAAGACTCCTTAGCTATTCCAATAACAAGTGCAGTACCTACTCCACAGAAGAAGGACTCAGTTGAAGATAGTTCTAATTGAGACTTACAATAGAGTGTTCCTAATGATCCAGCTAGGGCTGTTATAGCCATATGTGCCTGTTTATCTTCTTGTTGAAAGAAACTGTCTCCTCCAAAGGTTAAAGCTGTGGTTAGTAGCAAACTAGTAATAAACTTATTCATAATCTTCCTCCATCTGTCTGTCACGTTCTTGCTCATAGAGATAGTCACCATAACTACTCAACTCTGACTCATACCTACTCTCACACTCTCCATAAGCGTATTCATCCTTATCGCACCCGATTAACTCCCTTAGATCAACCTCTTCTGGAACATTCTCTAACCAGTCCAGAATACTTTCATAAATTTCATCCCCACCGTTTGCCATCCATTCTTTAAAACTTTGTTGTCTCATGTAGTCTCCTTAAGCTCTTACAAATTTTCTTTTAAAAGGTACACGAACTACCTCACCATCTTTACTAACCATCTGCTTACCATTTAACAACCTATCTGCTTTCTCTTGTGTAACGATCTTAGAGTAAGTTCTCTTACCCTTGTCAGCTACTCTGTAGAGCTTTACGTAGTGATTATGTTTAGGTTTATGCTTTCCTCTAATAGGTGCTGTCACCTTACTTATTTCCTCATCTCCAAGACCAAATATTTCTTTAATATCATCAAACATCTTACACCCCTTCTCTATATTCTTTTAAGTTTCTTATTCTATTCTCTAAGAGTTCTATCATATCTCTAAACTCTTGTACATCTTGTTTATAAACTTTCTGTAGGTTTTTATATGTCTTAGAACTCCTTACTTTACCTACATTATCTCGTGAGAGTATCTGAGATCCTTCTAACTCGCTCCCTAACCCAGCCAGTCTATACTCATAGTAATTTCTCATATCACTCATACCACTATAAGTAACCTCGAACACTCTACCATATTCTATAGAAGTTGCTTTAACAGTTAGTACTTCCTTCTGCTTATCTCTATTCCACCACATCTTACACCTCTTCCTTTACAATTTTGATCTTATACCCTAACATATTCTCTAACTGTTGGATAGATAGTTCCTCTACTTTTGGTTTAGGTTTTACACGGTATTTTAGCAGAGACCAAGAAGGGCAAGAAGCCTTATGCCACTCGTTTGTTATACATTCATAATATTCTACCTTAGTACCCTTCCAAAACTCTTTGATAACTTCTTTATGTTTATCCCATTGTTCTATAGAGATGTTACCTTTTATTCTGTATTGTTCTAGTTTACACTCCCAAATAGGCTGTCCTCGTAGAGTCTTCCAATTCCTTAAAAAAGAACTAGAAAGCTCAATTCTAGCACCTTCGCTAACTACTCTTTTAAGGTCTTTGAACTGGTCATAGGGTGTTAGATCAATAGTTGATTGACCTCTCATAGGTGTACCTTTCAAAGACCATGTTAAAGGATCAATATAAATATCGTCAACATACCCTATAATCCTCTCTTCTACTACCTTTAGCAGAACAATATTTCTATCTGTCTCAAACTCATATACCTTACCCTTAGCATCCTCTATACTAACTCTTTTCATTACTTCTCCTTTGTTGTTATAAGTCTCTAAAGCTTGTTCAGCTAGTTCTTTTCTTAGATATGCTCCACCATTAAGAGTAGTACCGTTTACTATCTTGCCATTACAATGTAGATAGTTACTTCTACCGTCTGAGATGTACCACCCTTTCTCACCATAGTCTCTAACTGTTAGATTATATTTCTTAATCATTTGATCTCCTTTGATCTTAACTTAAATAAACAAGTAGTCCAACGACTACCACACTTAAACTTATTCCATAGAACTTACATAAAGTTAAATATAGTTCTATACTATCTTCATCAAGTTTCATCACTTTTCCAATCATTCATCACTTTATTTACTACCAATTTAGTGCCACAAGTACACTTTTCATCTAAAGGTACTTCACTTATTCTGTAAGAGTTTCCACAGTTATTACAATCATAGTAAACTGTATATTCTTCTGTATCTTGTAAAGGCTTCATTATAAAACCCTCCAAGTAAAACTATGCTCCATTAACCTACGCTCATTATCCTCTGTTGTAATATAGTTAACTCCTTTTGTTATGTAATGCTCAAAGTTTGTATCTGATAACATAATGTTGTAAAGATCTGATACCTTCTCATCATCTGTTCTAAAGATTGATATGTCTCTAGTGTTCTGCATAGCTATCAGTTTGTCTCCTAGGAAGTAAGCTGTTCTGTTACCCTCTTCTGCTACTATCTCTACACCTTGTTCTTTTAACTGGTTGTTAATTGTCATTTGATCTCCTTATTTTCTTGATATTCTGCATATACTTTGTTCATCTCATCTAACATAGAGAGTACATCTTCTTTTTGATACCCTTTAGCTATAGCACTATCTCCAAAACAAGCTTCAAAAACATATTCTATGAATTGTTCATCATTTATTTCGTCTATATTCTCTTCTTCCCACTGTCCTTGTATCGGTTGCATTTGATCTCCTTTGATCTTATAAGGTATTGTAACCTTGTTTAACTTTCTTACAGCTTAATGTCTCAGATCATTTACAAAAAAGAAACAATCCATCAATATCAATTTACCAGTTTTAGTTACTCCTATGTTTCGTGGACTAATCTCAAAATGTACATCAGAACCGTAATTTGTTAGAGCTGATACTGCATCTATTAGATGATTCTTGATACTTCTCTTTATAGGTAAAGCCTCAAACTTTCTTATTATATCGTCAGCATTATCTAGCCTCATACTGTACACTGTTTTAAGAGTCTTATATAATTCATAATGCTCCTTTGTTAACTGTTTCTTAGGTGATCGAACCCTAGTAACATATTTCATCTCATACATACTAAAACCGTTCTCATCTTGTCCACTTATTCTCGTAACAGTTGGAAACAAGTTAGAGGAAGGAAACCAACCAAGACTCATACATTCTTTAGCTTTATCCCTACTCTTTAGAATAACTGTTTTCCGATCTTTTCTGTAAGCCGTTGTAAAATGTCCTCTTCCTATCACTTTTAAAGCACTCATCACTTCTCCTCCTTCTCTAAATAACAGTCTATCTGTAGTTGATCATAAAAGAGATCTACCAACGTATTAGCTTTCCTTAAGTCTCTAGTTTCAGCCACTTTCACACCGTTTGCGATCACTTTATACATCTTCTACTCCTCTTTATTCTATATTGTTACTACCACGTCAACTCGTAGGTGGCAACTACTATCTCTATACATTGATAATCGGTAAGATAATCATCACCTTCACTACTTGTTTCATCACTAACAAAGTATTCTGCTAGTTCTTCATCCTTTTTAGATCCCTCACCAAGTGCTTGTATCAATTCATCAAGTGCTTCACCCTCTTCTATAGCATCAGTGCTAAAAGTATCTAATATACTTTGTAACTTCTCTCTCATAATAACTCCTTTAATTGTTATTCTATATTGTAGCCAGTTATTCTTAAACTAAGCTAAACTCATCGTATATAATGTTGGTCTACCTTGTTTCTCATAATTCCACCCTTTAGGAGATAAGGTATCATCCCATTCTATCACCTCATCAACCTTAAAGTCAAACTCTCGATAAAGATCTTTAAGGAAGTCACCTATACAGAATAAATGTAAGTTACATTCTCCCTTACAATCTTTCTTAGCTTGTACTAAACGAAGTTTAAAGATCTCTCTCCCTAATCCTCTCTTAAGGCTAAATAGACCGTTCAACTCTCCATTGTAGTTAGTAGTAAATCCTCCTATTGGAAGTCCATCAAATACTAGATAATACTTATCACTTATCACTTCATCATATACATACACTCTCTTATCAGTTGGTAACATATTTAGAATATTATGATAGTACTCTTTAGTTACCTCTAGTGGTTTTAGGTTTTTCATTACATTCCTTTAGTTCAATATAAGGGTAAGATACCCAAGTGTAAGAGCAGAAGCTCCAATCAGTGCTACAATGGTCAGGTAAGTTATTCTAATCATTTCTTCTCTTTATGGTTTAAAAAAGGTGTATCCTCTTTATGAATACTTTTCAGTCTATCAATACCAAAGTCTATAAGTATTAGCGTTGATGTATTCCCATCTAATAAAGCTAATAATCTAGCTAGTGCCGTGTAGTATGAAATAGTTTCTCCTTCTCCATATTCCTCTAATATATCATCTATATTTGTTCTAACTTCCATCTTACATTCCTTTATCATTTCTTACTCATATTATAAGGTATCTAACCTTTGAGCTTACTTAGTTACTCTCTATTATAGCGTAGTATGATAAAGCATTTTCTAACGCTCTCATATACTCCTCATTATTTAATAGAATATCTTCACCATATTCATTAGTAACATCATTACCAGCACATTCAATCATAAAATGTTCTGCTTCATCTCTCTCCTCAAATGTCTCCAAAGAGTGACCAAAGTTACCTACCAGTTCTTCTACTATGTATTCCATTCTGTTTCCTTTGTTTTGTTACTCATATTATATCTTGTCTAACCTTTGACTCTACTTAAAAGGATAACGCTTATTTAAAGTTATAATTAATAGTGTATGCTAACTATGAGCTACTATCTAACTTTAAAGCCTAATCAACTACTTAGAGTCAATATCCTTTTAAGATGATGTATTATAACACAATAAAACTTAATTGTCAAGCTTAATCATGAAATAATTAATAAAGTTTGAAAGAACATATCTTAAGAGGCGAATACCTTTTAAAGATGATGTATTATAGCATTAAAATAAATAGATGTCAAGTGTTTTAGTGAAATTTAGGTGAATTTGTTAAAAGAATTAGGTAAAAATTTGTTTACTTACATTATATAGGGAATTTGCGTAAAGGTTGATGAATAGCAGAAGATGAGAGGTTGAGTGACAATGACTAAAGGTGGTTGAGTGTGATGTGCTAAAGGTTTGAAAAATTTATCCTCACCACTTTATGTGAATAACTCCCTAACTATGTGAATAACTATGTGAATAAGTAGGCAAATAGGTGGATAAATGAACGAATGTTCTTAAACTGTTAGCGACTGGCTGGTGATCTGTGGCGATATGTGAATAACTTATGATGAAATGGTTTGGGATTTGGTTATATAATGTAAGGAAAGGTGAGGAAAGAGGTGGCAAGGGGGAATACTGGTGACGTAATGTATATGATACCCCCTCACATTTTTTTCAATTATTTTTCAACTTCTTGAACCTTTAGCAAACACAAGTTGTAAACCAACTGTAGGGGATCACTATACCAAGAAAGGTAGTCGAGTGGTGAGGTATCATTCTAAGACCAGTAAGAGAACTGGTAGAGTAAGAAGTAGTGGTATATAGGTAGTAGTAAGTTGTAGATAGTAGTTGGTAGATAACTGTTATAAGAATGATTTATCGAACACAGTAGAAGAACAGTTCAATAACATTTATCAAACATAGTTAAAGACTCTTTAACTTGTTAACTAGCTCCCCAAAGCTTTTCTTCTCTAATATTGTCAAGTAACGTGGTAATAAAGCTGTTAAACACCTACTACACCGTCTATAGATACTATTACCCTTTAGGTATACCTTTGGTAACTATTTTAGCTACTATTAGGTATACTTTATCTAAAGGATTTCATAATTCCTATAGCTCCTCTAGGTCTAGTATTTACTCTATTAGCTTTCTTAAACAATGTAGCCCTTCTCTTCAACTCATCTTCTACTTGCTTCTTCTCATACATAGCTACTGCTAGGTTACTATCTTGTTTAAGGATATTCTTCTCATTCCAATACTGTACACCAATGGTTAGGGCATCTAGCCTATCATCATGTGTAAGACTGTTTCTATCCTTGGTTATATGAGTTAGTTGGAATAGTAAGGAGTATGGTAATGTTCTACTAGTGTTCTCTGATAGTGCTTTCCTAACATCTGTAGATAGGTTACTATAGTCCATAACTAGTCTGTGTTGGTTCATCAATGGTTCTAATGTATCAATGATCCTTCTCTCTTTCTGACCACTACTATGAGAATCTTCAATAGTACATGGATAGATAGCGTTCATAACTGGTGCTAACAGCCTAGCAAACATACCATCACCAAAGTTATCTTCCACAACCACTGTATGAACTTGGTACTTCTTAGCTGTTTCAGCCATAGCTATTAGGGTGTCTGGTTCATAACCACCATCCCAACTACCACACCAAGGTACAAAGACCTTTCCATGTAAATGATTAACAACTGCTCCACCAGTCTCATCACTACCTCTACCAGATGGATCGATAGCAAGTATTGAACCTTCGTAAGGAACTGACTCTAAACTTACTACACCCGGTCTATGGAGTCTGTCACCAGTGAAGCCAATATTAGGTATATCTTGTATAATAGTTTCTGGAGAACTTGTCCAACTAATATTAGAAGGTGCTAGAGTAGGTTCTAGGTCTGTAACTATTAGATCACTAGTCTTAAGAGGGTACTTCTCAGAGTCACTAAGGGTAGTATCAAGCATAAACTGTAGCTTAAACCCTGATAAACCATAGGATAACTCTCTTTGCATAAGATCTTCATCTGTAAATCTACTATCACAAGGTGTATTAACCAATGAAGGATCTTTAACCATATCTTCTAAGAGGTACTCTGCTAAACATCCCTCATAGTTATCTACCTTTTCCGGGTATCTAGCTGGGAATATCCTAGTAATATAGCCTTTATCTCTAAGACCATTGTAAATAGATTCACTAGATTGAGGTGTACCTAACACAAGTATCTGACTTCCCTCATCAGTTTGTAGAATAGCTTCATATTCTGCTACAGCATTTAGTAATTGTACTCTCCTAACCTCTGTAGCACTGTTTTGCTGTCCTTCAACATCATCTGAGATAAGCAAAGTAGCTCTGTTACCTTGTAAAGCAGATGTAATCCCTAATGCTTTAACAGCAGGTTGTACTGTAACCTCACAGCCATCAACATCAAAAGCAACTGTAGCATCTTTCTGATTACTTCTAGCTTTTAGATGTTGTAGTATAGGCATAGTATGGATAAGCTTCTTAATAAAAATAGCAATAGCTTCTGAGTGAGCACCGGATTGAGAGACAATGAGAACCTTTTCATTAGGGTTTCTTAAGAGTCTCCAAGATACAAAGCCTCCGGTGATCCATGTCTTACCAATACCCCTTAGAGCCTCTAGTTGAGATCTTTTGTGACCTTGTTGTAAGAAGTCAGCAATATAGAGTTGCATACGAGTTGGAGGTGGTAGTCTTAAGTGCTTCCAGAGGTGCATAAGGAATACTCTGAAATCTTGTATACAACCTTGTATCTCACCTTGTGACATCTGCTCTGGGTTAGAACCTTTAATAGCTTCTTCCATAGCTAAAAGACCTAATCGTAACTGTTCTTTCTCACTATTTAATTCTTTCATAATCGTTTGCACTATATATCTCCTTTAAATGCCTCTAGCGTGGATTGTAAGCCCTTAAAAGAACTCCTTCGACAAATGAGTCGGGAAGCTCTATAAATGCTCTCTACTGTCGTTCTGCGATTGCTATCATATCATCTACTGATATTTCTTTAAAGTCATTTTCTTTATTAGCAATCTCTTTAATGTTCTCAGAGAGGGAACGTATCTTATCGCTCTCTAATATTTCTGCTGTAACATCGTTATCTTTGAGAAACTTAATAGCTACAGAGAGTAGTTTTACATCTACCCCTACAGCTTCTACGTCTTTCTCCTCACCAGTTAAGTCAGTGATAATACCTAGTTGTTGCCTTTTAAGTTCTGTACTTATGACATCAGCTACAACATTATGGAGGTTATCCAATATAGCAGTAGAGGCTTTCTTATTTAAGACTTCTATCATCGTGTCTCTCCTTGTATGATCATATCTGTAATAGGTTTTAGGTAGAATAGATTATAGAATGGTAGCCAATAGTTCAAGGCTCTCTGGTTAGTGTCTGTAAACTCACCATCTTGAATATCCTTACCAAACTTAACTACATCATTTACTCTTTTACCTAATCCACTAAAGGTAGACACCGGATCTTCTCCGTAGGTATCGGCATTAGCATTGAATAGTTTATTACCCATCTCTGCGACTGTGAAGCCTACACCTAGTTGAGGAACTTTTGTACCTAGCTTATGAGCCATGTTTGCAAAACCTTCATCATCCCAAGTATACTTCTTATTCTCTTCTTTCATGAACCCGGCTTGAACCAAGGCTTCTTCTCTGAGTGAATAGAATGATCCCATTACTCCTACAGTAGTTAAAAGACCTACAGCTTTACGAGTATCGAACTCATCTAAAGTTTTCAAGAATATTGACTCATGTGCTTGAATAGGGAATCTCATAAATTGGAGTGCTAATTTAGCTAAAGGGTTTCCGGTACTTGCGAAAGCTGGTAGCCTAGATATATCACCTTGTAGTACAGCTTCATTAACATTATTCTGAACAACTGCTCGAATTTTATCTACGAAAGCTAAGTCACCCCATTGATCAAAGTTATAATTAACTAGGAAACCGTTCTCGTACTCTATCTTATTGACCTTCTTAAAGTATGCTAAGTCCTCTGATGTGAGTCCTAGTCGTGATAATCTCTTCTGCTGTGCTCTTGTAAGAGAAGCTTTACTAGCTAATTCAGATAGATCATTAACAGTAGAAGAGTGTACCATCATCTCTAAGGCAGTGGTCACATAGTTTAGTCCGGAAAGGTCTGACTCCATATTAGTCATTTTATCTAGGATAGCATCAGCCTTACCTTTGGAATGGATAGTATCAAGAGCATCATAACGCTGTACTCTATTACTTCTGTAAATCTGCTCAATCAATCCCATACCTAATAGATCATTAGTAGTATTCTTCAAAGGTTTCTTCTTATACATAGCCATAGTTTCTTGCATAGCTGGTACAAAGTGTTTGAATACCTTTAGACCATTTGTTCCTACAGCATTACCTATTTCACCGATAGTATTAATTGCAAACTCTCCACCAAGGGTGACATAGTTAAATTTTTGAAATCTACGAGAGAATGTTTCCAACCATGAGTTAGGATCAGTTGCTAAACCTCTTGTATTATTCAGAGAGTCTAATAAGATCTTAACATTCTTTAAGTCTTTAACGATCTCCTCAGAAGAGTGTCCTAACTCTCTGCCCTTCTCTTTAATCTTTTCATCAAGTTTAGCTATATCATCTGCTGTCTCAATGTTTAAATGTTTCTTGATAGCAAGTTTACCAGATATTTTATGGTTATAGGTTTCTGCTATGTTCCCGGCATCTCTAATAAGTAGATCACCAGCTAACTCTTCGTCAATATGTAACCTACGTTTCTTCAATGCACTGGAAGCAGTTAACTGACTAGCTGATTTAAAGTCAAGGTCTACAAAAATAGTAGAGTCCATGATCTTCTTAATAGCTTCCTCAGCAGTTTTCATAAACTCTGCTTCTATGTCTGCATCTTTAGCACCACGTTTAAGCATCTGGCTAATAGTTAGTTTATTCCTTGAATTAGACATCATAGAATCATATAGTTTACGAGAAGCTCTCTCTAAGCCTAAAGATTCAATATACTCTTTGTCAAACATTCTACTCATGTAGTTTTTACCATTACGACCAGTAAAGCTAGAGTGTTCTATAGTTTCTCCGAACTTCTGATATTGGTCATAGAAATCTCTAACTGGTTTAACATGATCTGGTATAGGTAGAGCTTCCTCAACGGTCTTAGAATAAGAGTTGATAAGAGCTTCTTCAATAGCATCTTCATCGAGAACTACTTGCTTCTTATTAGTTACAGGATCAACTTCCTTCAATGTCTTAGTAGGTAGATTCTGACCAACATTCTCATGAAATTCTGAAACCATTCTCTCAGCATTTCCATCAATCTCAGCATACTTTCCTACAGCTTGATCTTCAATATCTTTAAGACGTAAGCGATATTCATCACCGATACCTTTCATGTACTGAGGTAAACCTAGTTCAGGATTAACTTGTTGAGCTTTCTTAAAATGTTCTCCAGTAGTTCTCATAAACTTACTGTAGAGTCCGTTAAGGTTCATCTTAGTATTAGTAGCTTTAATAGGTGATCCAGTCTGTATAGCACCTCCGGTAGTTAACGCTAGAGGACTATGTTCAGAAGCATTACCAACACCTACAGCAACGGGGTTTCTACTTTTCATTAACTTAGCTATTGGACTCCAGACAAACTTACCAGCAAAACTTTCTATACGTCCATGAAAACCATCTTCGATATGAGCAAAGTCTGCTGTACCATTTAACATATCTGCATGAAACTGTAGGTCTTTCTCTGTAGTAGCTCCTAATCCGTTAAGTTCTTTGTTAACTTTATCAAATGGTGTTAGACCATCAGCATCAGCAAACTTAGGTTCACTTCTAACACTAGGTAAAAGTGAGCCTAATCCTCCACCAATGATCCCAGACATTAGAGCAACTGCTTGTAAACTATCGGTATCAACGCTGTCTGTGCCTGATTGGATAAGGTATTCACTCGCTGTATTAGAAATGGTTACAGTAGTAGCTGTCTTGATAGAGTTATTGACTCTGGTAGCATCCTTAAGCATCTTGATCCCACCAAGCATTTTAAAACCTAGTGGCATAGCTACCATAGAAGGTACATCAGCTAAAGAAGTAGCCATCATCAAAGGATATTGTGCTATGGGCTGTTCTTCATCTAGTCTAGCCTTATCTTCACCATTCTTCTTATATCTTTCTAACCTAGCTACTAGATGTGGCTCATTTACACTAGAATAGAAGTCAGTTTGTTTGATCTCATTAACACCATATTCTTTATATAGTTCCTGAGTAGAAGGATTGTTGTGATTAAACCCTTCGTCTACATCATTACCCGGTATCTGATATTTCTCATCAGCAAATAACCAAGCTCCGTTAGCTGTGAGTCTAAAGGCAGAAGCAAGATCTTCGCTAAAATCTTCCTCAAATCGGTCAGGTTCAGCATACTTTTCTTCAACCTTCTCGAACCCTTCCCATAAGTTTTCTTCTTCTATTACTTCTGCCATTTATTCTCCTTTTATTTTAGTATCTCATTAAACTCTTTACATAATTAACGTCAGTAGCATAACCAGCTTTGCTTAATTCAGTGTAGAACTCTAGTTTTGTTCTAGCTGTTCTAACCTTAGCATATCTTTTAGTCATTAAGAAACTAATGTAATCATCTGCTGATTCTGTAAAGTTATTATATTTTCTAAAGTAGGATTGTTCTTTAATGTTTTTACCATTCTTCATCTCCCATACTTTACCAGCATTATACTTAGCACCTTTATACCCTTTTTGGGCTTTTATATTACCTAAGTTGAATGTGCTCTTAGTTACCTTACTGCTCCCATTACCAGTCTCATGTCTCCACATATTAACTAACCAATCAGCTTGTATAAACTTACCTAACTTCTTAGCTACTCGTTCTGCTTCTGGTTTAACTTGTCTAACAAAATCATCTTTAGTTTTAACTGTATATTTTCGTGGTATATTTTTCTTTTTAGTAACTTCTTTCTCTGTTAGAGGAGTTATCTTTTCTGTAATAACTTTCTGTAACTCTTTTCTTCCTTCTGGATTGGTAACAGCAATAGGTTTCTTATCTACTATCACTTTACCATCTGTACTAACAGTCAAAGGCTCTGCTAGTATCGGTGCAAAACTATCATTAAGATAACTAGTATACTCATTCAGTTCTCCTTTTATAAATAGATTTGTTACTTCCTTTAGAGCGTTATCAAAGACAACTTTAGGATATTCTGGAGCTTTATATACCTCCTCAGCCTTCATAGCTTTATTAGTAGTAAGTCTCATAACTCCTTCATAATTCTGTTCTTTTCGATATTCTTTTTCGAGTTCTTCTATGTTGTCCATAGTATCTCTAAAAGTTTCTCCTACTGTTCCCATAAATCCATCCCATATATCAGAAGCTTTTCTAACTGTAATATTCCAAGGGCTTTTTTCTTCTAGTAGTACTTCCTTCTGTTGTAGAGCTATTAGATCATCTACATTCATAGTAGTAGCATCCATAGGAATTTCATTAATATGAAGTCTGAAACCGTTTATAGAAGGATCAAAAACTAACTTCTTATCTCCTTCAATATCTAAAGCATCTACCCTTTCAATGAGAGGACTCAATACTTTTTCTAGTTCGTCTGCTGAATATTCGCTAACACCTTTAGGAGAGTGTTTCATATCAACTGGCATACTAGAAAAGATCCCGGTACTTACATTAACTATATGAGCTTCTGAGTCTGCTGAAATAAATTCCATAGCAACCTCTGGAGGAACTTGGTACTTAACAAGAGCAGAATAGAGAGCTAGGTTTTCAGCATAGTTATGCTTTCCAGCAAACTCATCATTAAACTCTTTACTACCTTTAGGTGTAATACCTTCTTCGTTACCTTTTACAACTCTAGCTATATGAGCCTCAGTAAGAGGTTTACCACTACGCATCTGATAGCTGTAGAATAACATAGATGATTTAGCCTCTGGTGTCATGTTCTTACCCATAGTGCTCATGTTTCTATTATAGCCTTCCATAAGTTTACCAACATTTTGTGTCAGTATCTCAGGATCATTCTCTCCCATAGCTGAACTAGCAAAAGATGAGAGAACTCCTCCAACACCAGTTTTACTAGCGTAGTCTACTGCTGTACCAACATCTCCGGAAAGGATTAGTTTCTTAACAAGATCTTCTGCAACTACTTTAGCTTGTTTAGGGTTAGATGATAGTTCACTATTGATAGGACTAACTAAATAGTTCTGAGTAAAAGAATGTTTAGCTTTGTAGTCTGCAACAAAGGCTTCATCAGTTCCACCATGTGCTTTATAAGTTGTCTCAACTACTTTAGGATCAGCATAACCATTTACAAAATCAGGAGACTTCTTCATAGCATTGATCTTAGCTATGTTAGCCTTAGACTGTCCAGTTTTCCAAGAGTCAATAGTAGATTGTTTTAGGTCAGGATTCTCATACCCGTTATTCTTATCTATTCTCTCAACTGTTTCCATAAAGGACTTTTTATTATTACCTTTTCTGTGAACATTTAAAGAACTCTTCAACTTAGTAACTTCTGCTGATTGTTTCTCTAATAGGTGTTGTCTGAGTTTATGATACTCGTTATACATCGTACTATCTGTTGTAGCGTCTTTATTATTTACAGATACCTTATCACCGATCTTCTCAGCAAATATATCAAGGTTATCTAAAAGTGTAGTGATCTCTTCCGGGGAAGTTGCTCCAGCTATAGCTTCTTTAACCTTTACTCCATAGTCTGAGAACTTAGAGTTAAAATACTTTGCAGTGTCTCCACCAAACTTAGTCTTAACAAGATACTCTCTATTATTCTTTAGAGCTGTTGTGTCCATATCCTTAGTATTGATAACATCCATAGTAGCGAAGTCTGCTACCGTTGCTTTCTCAGTGTTGATAGTATCGTTTACTTTACCTAGTACATTAGAGTTATAGAGTCTTAGTTTATTAGTAGTGGTCTTATACCCTTTTGTAAACTTTAGTAATTCATCACCCTCAATATTATAATAACCGCCTACCTTAGTAGCATTGTCCTCAAACTCTTGTACGAACTGGTTTCTCTTCTCCGGATCAGATGTAGAGTTATACTGTTCATACATAGTATCTTGTAAGTCCATGATAGTAGACTGAGCATCATTATAATTCTCTTTAGCTACATCATCTAAATAAACTTTCTCACGTTTAGCTACTCTAACATCAGCCTGTGCCTTAGCTGTAAGAAGGTTACTTAAATCTCCAGCCAGTCCAGCCAACTTACTCTTAACTTGTACGTTAGGTGTAAACGTCTGTGCTTGTCCTATCTCAGGTGTATATCCAAAATCTGTCATTTATTCTCCTTTAAACTGCTCCATAATATGCTGTACCAGCTTTAGCCAACATTCCGAAACCTGAGTCAGTATTGTTCTCATAGTTAACTGCTATCCCTACCATTTCAGAAGCATAGGCATCAGTAGCGTTCTTCATATCTGTTTGTACTTTTACTGTATTAGCTTCTGCTCTCTGTTTAATCTGGTTTCTGAACTTCATACCTTTTATCTCAACACTCTGAGATATTCTCTGAGAAGTTGCTCCAACTACTCCAGAATCAGCTTGATGCCCGGTTACAGAAGATAAGGCTTTCATCTCATCAAACTTAGCATTAGTAAGTTCTAAACCAGTTTGCTTATTAAGCTCATCTGCTGTTTCTTTAAGATTGTTAACTTTTATATTCATGTTATTGTAAGCTATCTTAGCCTGTGTCTTAGCGTTCTGACTAGCTGTAAGGTTTCCACCTATTGAACTAACTAAACTTAATCCACCCATTAATAAAGGTAATGCCATGTTATTCTCCTATTCCTGTATTTATTTATCTACTTATAACAAGCTGAGGATCGATGTCAGCCTCTCTTAAATAGATGTTTGATAGCTAGGCTAAGGTTTCCCTTAACCATGCTTATTTACTAGCTATTGAAGCTCCAAAATATGCTCCAACTATTGCTTGAAAACTTGATGATACAACTGGTAGGACAACTAATCCCTTCAATGTATGCCAAACTTCTTGTGTCTCTCTTGTATCAACCAGACCAAACAGATAAGAACTACCAGTAGTAACCTCTGTCATTACGTTTATACCATCTGAATAAGGTACTAAAGCTATAACTACTATAATTGATGTAATAGCTAATGCAATAACTCTTCTGGTAAAAGAGAAACCCTTATTAGTAGAAGCTGTTTCATTGAGGTGTTGTACTTGTTTATCCCTTGCTGAGAAAGCTTCCATAGTCTGTTTATGAAGATCTGCTTTATTCTGCATACTCATGCTAAAGAGTTTAACTACAGCTCCAAAGATGCCTCCTCCGATAAGAGGTAATAATTCTAACATCTTATAATCCTATTACTTTCCAAGCCATAGCTCCAATAGCAGTTGTCATAGCTGATCCAATAATAGTGTGCCACTTTAGAGTAGTTAATATCCTAGCTTGTACCTTATCTTCATCTGTAGAGTGCATAGATATTTCCTTATTAACTTGTTCTTGATTGTCTCTAAACCTTTGGAAGTCTTTTATTAGGATGTCTAATTTTATATCCCATAATTCATTTCTTACATTACACTGGCTCTCCATAGTTTAACCACTCCTCTTTCTTAAGTTCGCTGATTGTTTCCGTATAACTCAAAAACCAAAAGTTCTCATCTTCTACTAGACCATATTCAGCAAGTTTTGCTTCTATCTCTTTTTGACCTTTTCGTGTGAAGTTAAAAGCTTTTAAGAAGTACCCGTCTGTGCTAAAAAGTTCTACTGTTTGACCACTGTTTGCAAGAAAACTTCTGATGGAGTTATCAACCGTATTACCGTCTTCATCTGTTGTTTGTATTGCTTTTACACCTACAAGCACAACATCAAGAAGTGCTACAGGTGATTTTACATACCAATTAGTTGGAAAGTTGTTTTGTGTCATTACGCTGTCTCCTCTCTGTAGTTGTGGACTGTCCCGTCAAGGGCATCATGTAAGGTACTTGCACCATCTATTGATATGCCTGTAACTGTAACGATTGATTTAACATCTACTTGTAGTGTTGTGGTGTCTATAGCAACACTTCCACTTGAAGCCGTAACTGTTCCGTTTGCGTTCATGGTTATGTCGCCTACAGTTGTATCTACAAGTAAAATACTTTCGATTGTGCTAGGCGTTATCTCAATGGTGATGTCTGCTGTTTTGGTTCTTGTAGGGATGACTGCTTTTTCTGCTCCGTGCATTTCAGTACCATCACCTACACCGTCAATCATTCCGATAGAGTCAAGCTTGAATGGTGTTGTTTGAAGTCCTGTACTTAATGCTCGAATGTCTGGTGCTGGAAGGGTTTCATAGTTTAGGATTTCGGAGATGTTTTCTATTTTGTCTACAGTTGCCCATTTAAATTTTATATTTCCAGAACCATTTACTGCCAAGGCAATTACTGATGTAGTAGATGTGGCGGTAAAGGTAGTATCAAATACCCCATTTGCTTGAATTGTAGTAGCTCCTCCTAGTATTGACCCCTCCATGGCATCTTTAAACACTGTTACATACGAGCCATTACTTCCGTCATAGTCATATTGCTCCCACATTAAGACATATTCTTGTCCTATTTCTGTTGTTAAAGAATGATAACCTGAACTATAGCTACCAGCACTTGCACTATCATCTACTAGCATAGCAGTATCGTCCACATGAGAAATAACGGCATTATAAGCCGTCCATAACGATATACTGCTAAAGTTCTCTTGAAATACTCTGTCCTCAGCATAGTTCCTACAATATTCCCCATCTTCCGTCAAAGGCATACAAACTTTACAATCACTCTTTGTAACCGTGAAGCGTGTATCTGCTACATCATTGGCTACCATGTTAACGATAGCTTCTGGTTCGCTTGTCATAAGGTTGAAATCTGCTGTTGAGAGTTCGCTTGTAAATACGTTTACGAGTCCGTAGGTTTTGTCTTCGTATGCACCATCGCTGTAACCGTTTACTCTAGCTAAGTGGTATTGTATTTGGTCGTCTGTGAGTTCATCGTAAATAAAAGTATCTGTATCGTGGTCGAACTTGTAGAGGTGTTTAGCCGTTGCCGTTGCTTTTTGTGCCGTTTCATTTATAATATCAAAATCAAAAGCTACTCCATCTACAAATCTAAAATAACTTCTGTCTCCACCACTTAGTGCGTTGATAGCTATTATTGTATTACTTCCGTTTGTAATGGTTTGTCCGTCTAATAGTGTTACTGTTCCTGAATTAACTATAGCATCAAAAGTATGTACTACTGTGTCTCCATCCTGTATTGCAGGAGATAAATTAGTAAAACATTCAGCAGTACCCGATGTACCATTATGTACATAGTTATATCCGTCTGTAATTGAGGTTTGTGTTAAAGTCGAAGTCGTGTAAGTGGTTCTTGAAGCAAACAGGTCACTTCCTAAACTATAAGGAATATCAATAGGCATACTCATATCTGTAGCGAACTGTTTGGCTCTTCCGCTGTAGAGGGTTGCGTTGTCTAAAGGAACTGATCCTATATCTTTTAAATACCTAGTAGCTGAAACATTTAGTAAAGTTCCATCATATATAATATCAGCCAATAGTGCAGAACCTACATAACTACCAACTCCACCTAAGCTTAAATTTAATCCATAGTACATAGGTTCTCCTTTCTAGCTCCAGCTAATGTTTCCAGCAAATGTTACTGAGGTTATAGGGTTACTTCCGTTATATACATTACTAATACGAGTACCATTATTAGGTACAGTATAGACATCTTCTGTTGTATCTGCATATGTAATAGTAGCATCACCTGTTGTTTCAAACTCAATTATATGAGCGCCTACTACTGAAACACCCGTTGTAGCATCTATTGATACCTGTCCTTTTAATAGCGTTAAGCCATCTAATCCACTTCTTGTTGCCATGTTATTTCCTTATTATTTTAAAAATGTGTTTTCTCTAACGTACCACTAGCTTGTAGTATAGTTATATCTGTTTCTGCTGAGGCAGTTGCATAAAGTTCTACATAATCATCTGCTAATAATGTAGGATTACCTAAGCGTAGAATAGGAAAGTATGTTGCACCTTGTCCTGAGATAGTTATAGGTGCTCCAAAAGACACACCATTTTTATATATGTGCCACTCAATATCTACATTACTAGCATAAGATACAAAGGCTTCGTATCTGAACTTAAAGACTCCATCAAGCTCTGCTATTGCTCTTTGATCAACTATACTACCTCCTGTACCTACACCTACATCAACACCTATAGTATCAAAAGATGTAACCTTAACTGCTGTTATAGGAATTGTTTGAGGGGTTAAATTAGAGCCTATTAATGCAGTCATACCTGAGTTTTCTAAGGTCTCTACCCTAGTATTTATACTATCTATTGTACCTACTAACGTTTTCTCACTGTCTGTATAAACATTAGTATCATCATTAGATTCATACCATGTTTTAACATTAGCTACGGTATGAGCATCTTTGATACCTTGTTCCATCTTATTTAAGTTAGAGGCATGAATAGCTGGTGTTGTATTATTTACCCAAACTGTTTTAGTATATGCCATAATATTTTCCTTATCTTATTTGTTTACTTGTTGGACTATAAAGCCCTTCAAAGATTAATGACTTAATCCTAAAATCTGAGTCAGTGTTATCACTAATGTATATATCCATCTTACCGACCTTTGAGCCTACGTGAATATCTAAGTCTTGAATAGTTGTATAGTCGTGTGTCTTAGTGTAGGTAGTTGCGTAGTCTTTTCTATAAACACTAGCATCAAAGCTTCCTTCGCCTTCTATTGTTATTTTCTTTAGAAGTATTTTATCTTTAGGAGTCGCTATGCCTTCTGTTAGTTGAGGATACCAATCAGGTAACTCTAGTAAGGAAGTATAAGCAAAGGTATCTGTGTCTGTTGTGTCTATGAAGGATGTACCAGAGGGATAACCATCTTCACTAGGGAGTAACTCTAAAGAAGGATATAGTGGCACACCAGTAGATAACAATGATTCGTCTTTAGTCAAGTCTACAGTATTATAATGGTATGATGTATCTGTTTTATATACTACTATTAATACATCGTCTAATATCTCATATTCAAAACTATCTTCTGTTATATCATTATTACCTTCATAGAATAACCACCTACTCCATGCTGATTGTACTCTCTCTTTACTGTTCTCTTTATAGTTGTAGAGATATACCTCATTAGTGTTTGTGGTTACAAAGACAAAACCTAATACACCGTTAACTAATATTTTCTGAACAGTATTATTTATAAGCGTAGGAGTAGAAATGTTTAAATCAATACCAGCAACATTAAGTGTATCATTATCTTTACGATATTCTCTTAACTGTTGTTTATTATTGGTAGTAGATATAAAGAACATACTATTACCACTTACCACTGGTTCTACATCTATATTCATAGGGTAACTACTTACAGCTTCTATTGAGACTGTTGTAGGAGTGGTGGCTCCGGCTGATAGCATTTCAAACTGGCTATCTTTACTAAATATAAGTAGTGAGCCATTCCAAGGTTTCACATATTGTATCTTACTAGATTTAGTTGATGCTATAGCTATATCAATAGGATCTGTATCTAGTATATTTAATACAGTTTTGATATAGAATTGATAATAACTAGCTGTCTTACTTAATGTAATATTCTCTTCACTAGCTACTCCTAATCTATTTTTATAAAAGAAAATATCAGTTAAGCTGTTACCTACAAATGAAGGAGTAGGGTTAGTAACATCGTCACCAACTAAGGGAGCTTCCCAGTCTATAATACTACATAAAAATGTTCCATCAGCTTGTCTATCAATAGCTATAGGCATATTAATTAATGCTCCTCTAAGGTCTGAGGGATCTTTTGTCTCTATCCAAGCATTTTGAGTAGACTTAATAAAATAATTAGTGAAGTCGTTCTTATCATCTCCAGTAACTTCTACTACCTTATCTTCCCATCCTAACTCTTGTGGAAGGTCTGATAACTTTCCAACACTTCCTTTCCAACCAAATGAGGCTTGATCACCCCAACTATCCCATGTATTGAAGGCGAAGTCTGCTCTATCTACTCTATCAATTTTTATAACTGAACCTATTGCTTCTGCTGTATAGTTGGTATCAGCATTAATAAGTGTCTCTAATTCTGTTATAGCCACTGCTGATTCATCATCTGTTGTCTCAAATAAAGTATTATCTAAGTATACAGCATATCTATATTCGTTATTACTATCTGCACTAGAGCGTTTGATCCAATAGAAAGCTTCATTACTTGATGAGGTATCTATCTGTACTTCATTACCTATATCTATACTCTGAGAATATATACTGCCATCATCGCCTACAAAAGTATAAGTTACATTTGGTGTTGATGTTAAAGGAACAGAAGAATATATTCCGTAGTTATCCATTGTTGCTGTACTTGGTAAGTTAGCGAGTGCAGTTGAGAGTAATAAAGAAAGGGCTGTACTTACAACATCTACGTTGAAAGGATCATCCTCAGACAAATTCCATGAATCAGAGTTAGCATAATAAGTAGTTCCTTCAAATGTAAAAGCTACTCGAATATATCCTACTATTTTTGGGAAGGGATATGAAGACGATTCTAAGATAACAGAATTCACTACTACTTTAGTATAATATGAAGTAGTGTCTCCAATAGGTAGCTGAGTTGTTGTTACCTCTACATCTTTTTCTTTATTTAATACAAATGTTCTATCTTGTACTGTAAGACCTTTTAAATTAGTTATTGCGTCTGGTGTTAGGTAGTCTTTAATAGTTGTAGGACTATCCCCATAATCTAAAGTCTTAACTTCTCCAGCTTTATCAAATATCTTTAAAGGATCATCAACATCTCCTGTACCTACAAAGATATACTCTTCATCATCTTCACCTCTATCATAAGTATGGACAATCTTAGAATCTACTGGAAGAGTATCATCTTTAGTAACATAGTTAGCTGGTGGTCTTTTAGTAGTTCCTAGAACAAGGTCTGGAATACAGTTTAGCATATCCTTACAATTAGTTTCGTGCATAAGTTCTGGAATTTGTTGTGATATACCATTATAGAAACTACTATATATTTTATTTACTTTAGCCATTGTAGTTCCTTATATTAGAGGAGCTGGATTAGCAGTCCTATCAATTATTCTTGAACCTTTTATGAGGTTATACTTATTATTCTTCATATCTTCTCTATCAACTTTAATAGTCTGTTTATAGATATTCTCTTTAATATCTTTAGCTACAGTAGTGTCAGCATTGAGAAACTGGTGTAATTCACGTGAGGCTACATAGACTACCAAGGTTGCAAATATTGCTGGAACATCTGTAAAGGTAATCTCAGTTACAGTAAGGAGGTCTAGGTCTGCTGTAAACCCTGCTGTGTTATTAGTTATGTCATACAACTCATTACTTCTTATGGTATAGGTATTTCTACCACTAGTGTCTGATACTGTTATTACATCTTCTGAGAAAGTTATAGTATCATCTATAGGTGTATAGGTAATAGTCTCCCTATTAAACCATAAGCCATTCTCTTGTAGCTCTTTATTAACCTCTTCTAGTATTTCCTTAGCAGTCTTGGCTTCATGCCCATCAGGTAGATCATCTATATCTATTGTAAGAGGAACGGGTAGCTCTCCTACTGCTCGAAGTATTCTATTTATCGCTGTTAGTTGATCCATCTAGTTTCCTTTATATTCGTTAATATATTCTATAGCAACTGCTAAAATCTCTGTGTTATCTTTAAATTGTCCAAGACCTATATTACATCTGCCACACAATAATGCTCTGACTTCACCTGTATTATGACAGTGATCTACAGAGAGACGCCTAGTGACTTCTGTTTGGTGTCTCTTACAAACAGCACAGCATCCTCCCTGCTCTTGAAACATAGTATTATAGTCTGTTAATGTTATTCCATACCTATGCTTATACTCTCTATTTCGTTGCTTACTTGGATCAAGGGCTGTGTGTTTCTTCATTATTAAACTAGCACACGGTTTACATCTATTCTCTCTACTATATTTACCCTTCTTATCTTTTACAAAGTTCTGTAATTCTTCCTCTGTATTAGCCTCTAAGCTATAGTGTGTACATATTCTTAAGCTCATTATAATCCTTGATTCTATATTATCCTCTAATACACGATTAAAGAGTAAGTAGCTACAGAAGGAATTAACCCTCTGTAAACTATACTAGTAAATCCTAGTCACCATAAGTGATCAAGAAGTTACCTCCAACATTGTCAGTTCCATCATCACCTACGTAACCGTAGAGACCGTCACCTGTTACAACTGCTTTAAGATCCTGAGCCTCACCAACAAGTACACATGAAGCACCCGGATTAAGAACCCCAATACCATAAGAGTAGTAGCTTGTTAATAGAGTAGCCAATTCTTCTGGAAGGTAGTTAGCTTCTGATGTAATATCAAGAAGTTTAACAACACCTACAGCATCCTTAGTAAAGATCATACCTTGTGGTACAGCACCAAACTCAGCACCACCTGTAGCATCAGTAATTACATAATCAGTTGGCATATGATTAGTTTTGTAAATCTTAATACCAGCTACATCCATAACTAGACCATTATCTAAACCACCATTATCACCAGATGTAACATCTTTGTTAATAGCGTTAGACTGAGCTAAATAAGAGTAGTTAAGTGGAGAAGTTACAAAGTATTTCTCACCTGTTACATTCTTACCTTCTAGTTCTGCAACTGCTTGGAAGATAGTCTCTACAAGAGCATTACCTTTGTCTGCTGGAGTTGAACCAGTTGTAATAACTGCATTTACAATCTCTGTACCATCTTCTTGTACTGCACCAGAGGCAACTGTACCAGATGTTTGAGAAGCTACAATAAGTTCTACACCTACTGCTTTGTCTACTTTTACTGCTAGAGCTTCACCAGCTTGTTTAGCTAGTTCACCACGAGTTTCAAAGTGTAGTACCTTTTCGTCAAACATATTGACTGCCATAGCGAAGTATTCGAGAGCATCAATGTTAATGATTCTTTCTCTAACTGCTACTGTACTCATTGATAGAGTTGTTCCCGGTACGTGTGTATTAGTATCGCCATCAGAGGCTTGACCAATAATAGGGAAACTCATAGAGTTACCATTTGGAGTAGTCTTAACTGTTACTAGTTCTAAGAATGTAAGTTTTCTCTCGAAAGCCAACATAACTTGTCCAGCATAAAGTTGCATCGCATTGTCCATCTCACTTGGAACACCTTTGTTCCCTGAGTTAGTGTTTGCTATATCATTTACTGTTAGTGCCATTTTATTATCCTAATTGTTATATTTGATTATTCTTATACTTTTGTTAATCGCTATTCGTTAGAGTTGTCCTAAGTGTATCACACGCAGTGTTATAAGTAGGGCTGTAAGTTAAGGGATAATTGAAATATGTAGAATTAGTTTTGAAGTTGGTAGGTCTCCCTACGAGTGAGGTTATTATATACGTATAATTATAATCTCGAAGACTCTCTTTGTACTCCCTATGAACCCACGTAAAGGAGGATAAACCGTGGAGGGAGGGCACTACCTAAATAGTACCTTTT